GTAATAAGTATTCTTTATCATCAATTAATGAAGTCCTACCTCTTTTAATAGATATAATAGATGAATAGTATGGGAAAAATGAAAGAAATATACATGGATATATATTATAGTATGGATGGAAATATTCCACCAGACTATGATTTTCAAACTTACATGTTTAATAGATTACAAGAACAATTAGAACAAGAACAATTTGAAGCAGACGTTTCAAAGCTTAAAAAAGATAAGTTAAATGAAAATCAATAAATTTATTAGTATAATAAAAATTAAATAAACTTAAAATTATGTTTTTTGACCCAAATAGAAGTAAGTTAAGTTATATTAGAAGAAACACTGTATATCTTAGAGTGTTGTTTGTTACAGTATTATCAGTTATGATTATTGGTGCAATTGCATTAAATCAAAATGAAAAAAGAATGCTTAAAATGGAAAAAGAATTAATTGAGCTTAACGAAATTGTAAAAGAAGGTTGGTTTGAAGTTATTTAACTTAACCACATAATTTTAGTATTAATATCTGATGCATCTTCTTCTACTAGTTCAAAAAGACAAGCTGCTCTACCATCTGAAAAGTTATCCATTATCCAATCTGAAACACCAAAAACCGAGCCTATATTAAAATATGACATTTTATGTCTAGAACAATCTAGATCTGTCATATGAAGATCACCCTTTCTTACATGTATTTCATGGTTAGCTATTTTTCTATCTTTAACGTAGTCCATTATAAAAGATTCTACTTCTGCATTTATTTTAATAGGAAAACCTTTAAATCGGTTTTTCTTGTCTTTACCATGTGTGATTACAAAAGCTTTATCATAAACTACATAATGTCCAAGAAATTCTTCCTGATTAATAAAGTTAACTTCAGGCCATGCTATCGTAGCATACTGTTGTAAGCCAAAACAAGCATGCCAACCAAAATCACCTGCATGATTATCATTAGTAACATTAAATATTGTTACTTTGTTAGCTACATTAGCTTTAATTAGAGTTTCATAAAACCATTTGTGTGTAAAGAAATGTACCCTAGCTGCTTCCTTATTAGAGAGGTTCTGAGGTAAGGTATGACCACCTCGTGTAGTAAAACCATTAAAACCATCTAAAGAGTCTCCTAGATCAGCTAATACAAGCTCATCTAGTTTACCATAGGTATGGAAATAGTCCATAACCTTTTCATAGATGGCAACCATTCTTTTATGAAAAATATGTTCATCGTATTTTCTTTTATAAAGAGCATCTGAAGGAATAGCTGCACCAATATGTTTATCAGCAGACCACACAATCAGTGTTCTATTCTTTTCTAACTTATCTGATTCTAAATAAATAGGATCCAGATGACCAATATCTTTTATTATGTCAACCCAATCTTCCTTAGTTAATGGATCTGGATCAATGTCTGCGTTAGTGAAACTTTCACACCATTCTTTTCCATTATACCATCTTGATTTTAAAACTAAGTTTTCTGATTGGGTTTTTTCTTTTGGATAAGATACTTCTTTTCGTACTATTTGCAGTGCTTTTTTACATCTAGTAACATCTGCCTCTAAGTGTTGAGCTAATTTACCAGGACCCCATTTAAGGTAACCTGGTTTAGTTCTTAACAAATCTTCGATCTGATTAATTGTCATAAGCCAAGAAATTTTATATGTTTGCAGCCTGAAAAAGGCTAAGCATTAATATTTATATATATAATATACTAAATTTTTACATATGTTTACATCAAAACTACAAAAGAAGAATGGTAAGCTTATTTACCAAACAGAAAAAGAAAAGCTTGCATTTAAACTTTTCGTAGATACATTAGAAGAAGGAGATCAAGTTGACTTCTTTATAAATAGATCATCTAAGGATGCATCATCAGCTCAAATAGCTAAGGTGCACACTTGTATAAGAATATTAGCTGAAGAAGCAGGTTATGCTTTTAATGAAATGAAATTACTTGTAAAAAAAGAAACAGGATTAAAGTTTGGTGATGAATATAAATCTTTTGCAAAATGTGATAAAGATGAAATAGCAGCTGCTATTCAAACTTGCATACAAATAGGAGAATTATACAATATTAATCTTGCGTAGGAACTACATAACCTTCATCAGTAGGTTCAAGAACTTCTTTATCTTCATAAAGGTTTTCTTTCTTTGCTACTGTTTCTATCTCAGCAAGCATGCGACTTAAAGTTTGAAAAGCTTGTTCATAAGCATCAAGTTCTGAATATGGTTTTTCCATAACATTCTTGAGAGAAGCTTCTCTGTTCTTTTCATCATTTGATTTTAACTGAAAAAAAAAGAATAGAGTATTCTTGAGCATTAGATAATATGCTTTATTGACTTTAACGTTAATAATAGCATCATTTTTTAGTTCTTTTACTGTTATCATAACACAAATATAATAAATATGAACCAAACAATTGATATAGAAGAGATAAAAGAAAAATTATATGAACAACTCAAGCCATCGGGTTGGGGTATTAAACTAAGAAGTTTTATATTTAGTTCTGATTTTGACAATATACTGCTTCAGTTAATAAAACAAACTAAAGAAGGTAAACGTTTTACACCTAAAATAAAACAATTATTTAGAGCATTTGAAGAATGTCCTTACAGTGAACTTAAAGTAGTTATTGTAAGTCAAGATCCTTATCCTCAATTAGGTGTAGCAGATGGTATAGCTTTTTCTTGCGGTAACACAAAAGAAGTACAACCTAATTTAAAATATATACAGAATGCTATATTAAATACTGTTTATTCAGAAGAAGGGTGTGCATTTGATAAAGATTTAAAAAGATTATCTAACCAAGGAATATTACTTCTTAACACAGCTTTGACAACTACTATAAATAGGATAGGTCAACATTACATGTTATGGAAACCTTTTTTAGCATATTTATTTGATTTTCTTACCTGGAATAATAATGGATTAGTATATATCTACATGGGAAAGAAAGCTACTGAATGGCAAACTGCTACTAATGATAATAACTATAAATTGATGTGTTTGCATCCAGCTAGTGCGGCATACAATTCTTCTGAAACTTGGGATTGTAATGATGTATTTAATAAAACATCAAAGATTATTAAGGATAATTATAACTTTGAAATAAATTGGTAATTATGAAAGATGTATTTAATAAACTTCTTAAAAATTCACTTTCTCCAAATACGTATTATGTTCTTTACTGCATTAGTGAAAAAATAGTACCAAACAATGGAGTTAGTAAAGAACTTGAAATTAAAAGATTAAAAAGCGATGACTGGTTGACAGAAGATCTTAACATTACAGATAAATCTAATTTTCTTTTAAAAGAAATTGGAGCTTTTTTTAAAAACAGTAAAAAGAAGACTTCTAAAGGTTTAATGGGTGATGATTTTATGGAAAAAATAGAGGATTATTCAGATATTTTTCCTAAATTTAAACTTCCCAGTGGCAAATATGCAAGATCAAATAAAAAGAATTTAGAAAACTGTTTTAGATGGTTTTTTGACATTCATGACTATGACTGGCAAACTATTCTTCTAGCAACAGAAAGATATGTTAATGAATTTGAATTGAATGGATATAAATATATGAGAACTTCTCAATATTTTGTTAGAAAACAAGGAACTGATAAAGTATATGATTCAGAATTAGCTACATATTGTGATGTAGTTTTAAATGGTGATGAAGATCACGATTCTTCTAATCACTTTAGTGAAAACGTTATATGACAGAAATCAAAAAATCCAAGAAATGGGTTACACAAAAGAATGGCTATTTAGAATCTTTGGAATATCTCCAGGGAAGAATGAATGGTTCTATTTGTAGTATCAGAACACCTTGGCCAAAATTTAATGATGCCCTCACGGATGGGTTTGAATGGAATACTATAACTGTAATAGGAGGAAGACCAGCAAGTGGTAAAACTCTTATAGCAGAACAAATAATAAGGGAAGCCTTTCCATTAAATCCTACAGAAAAATTTAGAGTATTACAATTTCAATTGGAAATGCTATCTAGAACCTCTGCTATCAGAGAATACTCTAGTGTCTTAGGAAGAAGTTATAAATACCTCTGTAGTGCTGAAGTAGAAAAGCTAACAAAGGAAGATCTGAAGAAATGTCATGAACATGCAAAGAAAAGAGTACAGTATCCAATTGATATTGTTGAAAAAGCTCCTACTATTGAACAGTTCAAAGATATTGTACATGAATATATGTCTGAACATACTGCTGAAAATGGTGAATATACAAAGGTTATAATGACTATTGATCATTCACTATTATTTAAACTAGCTCCTACAGAAAGAACTAGAAATGACATGTTAAATAATTTAGGAGAAGCACTTACACATCTTAAAAGAATTTATCCAGTTGCATTTATTGTATTAAGTCAACTTAATAGAAACATTGATCATCCGGATAGAGCAGAAGATGGAAAGTATTCTAATTATATACTTGAATCTGATATATTTGGGGCTGATGCTTTATTACAACATGCAGATACAGTTATAGGAATCAATAGACCAGGTAAACAAAAAATAAGATTTTATGGCCCAGATAGATATATAATTGATAATGATAGAGTGCTAGTATTGCACTTTCTGAAATGTAGAAATGGTGATACAAGACTTAGCTTTTTTAAAGCTGAATTTGAAAGAATGAGTATTTCAGAAATGGATACTCCACCAACACAAGAAAGAAAAATTGGAACCAAATAAATAAGTTATGAGTTTAAGTACAAATAGTTTTAATAGAAAAGAGAAGACAGCAGAACTCATAAAACATCATGCTGATAAAATAAAGGCAAACAATATAGAGAATCCTATATTTATCCCTAAATGTGCATATCAACCACATGGACTAGAGGGATTACATTTAGGATTTTTTGATAGTGAGCTGAAAAAAGGTTTAGATATATATACTGAATTTGTTAGTATAGATTTAGAACCTGAAGATGAAGAAAGAAATTTATATAAATTACGGGGCAACCCACATTATGAGGAAGAATATGAATCAGCACAACCTATTAAAGTTGGTGGTGGTGTAAGATATTTTGTTCCTGTATCTGAATTAATAAAAATTGATTTTCCAGAAAGACAATCATGGCAAGAGGAAGCCGTCTTCCCTAACTTTGATAATATGATGGATCCTGAAAATGATGAACCTTTAGCTAGAATGACTATTAAAGATTTAGCTGCTATCATGCTAAAGAAGCCTGTTAGTGATAAGAAATGGTTAAATAAAATAATTAAAAAATGAGTACATCTGAAATAATATTGCCTACTAAAAAAGTAGTTGCAACAATAAGAAATCCTGAAAATTTAGTAATGTTTTCAAAACCTAAAGTAGGAAAAACAAGTTTATTGGCAGAGTTGCCTAATTGTTTAATTTTAGATCTTGAGCGTGGGTCAAAGTATATTGATGCTATAAAATTAGAAGCTAACTGTATTGATGACATCAAAGCTATAGGGACTACAATAAAAGAACAAGGTAATCCTTATAAATTTGTTGCTGTTGATACTATTACAAAGCTAGATGAAATGGTAGTGCCATATGCTGAACAATTATACTCTAAAAGCCCCATGGGTAAAAATTGGTTTACTCCTAAGACAGGTGGTAAAGCTAAATATGGAACTATAATAGGTATGCCAGAAGGTGCTGGTTATTATTGGACAAGATTAGCTTTTACAAAAGTTACTGATTATATATCAACTTGGGCTCCATATACTATATTTGTAGGCCATGTTAAAGATACTATGTTAGAGAAAGAAGGCACAAGCTTTTCGTCTCTTGAGTTAGATCTTACTGGAAAGTTAAAAAGAATAGTTGGTGCTCATGCAGATGGGTTGGGTTATTTGTATAGAAAAGGAAATAAAAATATTCTAAGTTTCAAGACTGCCTCAGATTTATCATGTGGTGCAAGACCTGAACACTTGATGAATAAAGAAATAGTATTGTCAGAAATGATTGAAGGAAAACTTGTTACCCACTGGGACGAGATTTACATAGATAAATAAATAACAATTAAATAAAAACAAATGGGATTAAGCACAACAGACTTACCACAAGGTGGTGGATTGCCAAAAACAATTCAACCAGGAAATTACACATTGAAAATAACAAGTGTATATTTAGATGATTTTAAATTTATCCAAGGAGCTAAACATTTTATTATGAATGTTGAAACTGAACCAATTGAAGGATTTGAAGGATTTATGATTGATAAAGATGATCCAAGCAAAGGCCAACATAAAGGTCAGATAGGTAGATTAAAAGCAAGTCAATATGCATTTGCAGATGGTACTACTAAATCTGGAATTAAAATTGAAAGAGATAGATCTTTCTTAATGTTTTTACAAAACTTGTGTAAAGCTTTAGGAAAAACAGATTGGTTTTCTGCACAAGATAATAAGCATGATACTATTGAAGAATTTGCAGATGCTTTTAATACTGATGCACCATTTGCGGATGTATATTTAGATTGGTGCATAGCTGGGAAAGAATATGAAAGTAAAAGTGGTTACACAAACTATGATTTATGGTTACCTAAGAATTCTAAGAAAGGTTATTCTTATGTACAAGTTGATTCTTCTAAATTATTACAATATGATGAGGCTGAGCATCTTAAAAAGATGGAAGTTACTCCTGTTGATGGAT